CAGAAGTTCCAGTCGATGCGATTACCAAGCCGGGTGACTTGTGGATTCTTGGGGAACATCGAGTGCTTTGTGGGGATTCAACAAGCGAGGCAGATGTGTCTAGGCTTATGAACGGAGAAAAGGCAGATATGGTTTTCACCGATCCGCCTTATGGGGTCGATTATGACGGGGGAATGAAGAAAAGAGAAAAGCTAAAGGATGATCATCTTGGCACTGAAGTATATGAAAAGGCTCTTCCAATATGTGTAAAAAATACAACCGATAGATCAGCATTTTATATTTGGTATGCAGATGGACATATAGCCGCAGCCGCAGCCGCAGCCGCAGCCGCAGGGATTCACATATCGGCACAAATAATTTGGGTAAAAAACCACGCACAATTTATGAGCAACGCAAGGTATAAGGGCAAGCACGAGCCTTGTATGTATGGATATAAAAAATCAAAAGGTGCGGACTGGTTCGGCCCCAATAATGAAGTTACTGTATGGGAATATGACAGAAGCAGTAAAAACGAATTTCACCCAACTCAAAAACCAGTTCAGCTTTCGGTAAGAGCATTATCAAATTCTTGCCCAGCAAGCGGGTTGGTTCTTGATTTATTTTTGGGTTCTGGTGCAACTCTTATTGGTGCAGAGCAAACAAAACGCAAGTGCTACGGAATGGAGATCAGCCCAAACTACTGCGATGTGATTGTGAAGCGATGGGAAAACCTTACTGGCAAAAAGGCCACGCTTGCCAAATGAATGAGGATTATCCCTCCGCAGTTACCCTAGCCAATGATTACCCAAAAAGAACTCCGAGAAAAGTGGGGCATCGATGCGGGGCAGTTGTCTCGAATGGTAAAGCGAGGTATGCCACTAACCAGCGAATCAGACGCTCAAAGGTGGAGGCTCGCCAACCAGAAGCGGGTGAGCAAGAATCTCCACGCACCATCCCAGACCTCCTCCGAGCCATTGAAGGACTCGGATGCCGAATCATACAAATCGAAAACCTCGCTTGGAAGATTGAATCGAGCGAAGCAAGCCGAGGTAGTTGCTTACTCATTGGTAGCGACAGCCGCAAACAATCAAAACCCAGTAGCTATGAGGGCGGCGGTTCAAGGATGGGGCGAAGCAAAAAAGCGAGTTGCCGAAGCAGAAATGGAACACGCTCGATGGGAAGAGGTGAACAGGGTAACGATTCGTATGGACGAGGTAAGGGAAGTGTTCGGCAAATGGTTAGGAGCAATTAGAAATCTAATGGATGCAATGCCCTCGAGCTTGGCCGCACGAGCAAACCCCTCCGACCCAGAGTGTGCCAAAAGGGCTATTCAGGAGGGCATCGACCAAATCTTTGTGACCATTCAGAAAGCAGAGGGGGCGTTCAAATGAAACTAGAGGGCAAGGCCAAGGCAATATATGAACATATGGAAAAATATGTTGTTACAAGTGAACAGCTTATAAATATGACCGATCAGGAATGGTGGGAGCATAGGCTTGCATCTAGCGTAGATGGAATGAGAATCGATATTGAATACCCAGAAAAAGGAGAGGGCATAAATGAAAAGACCGAAAACAACTCAAGCAGATTACGCACTTAATTTAATTGAGCTGGACGTGTTGCATCACACGCTACTCCATAAGGATGTGAAAAAAGTATTTATAGCTAAAGGATGGGAGAGAGCCAATCACCCAGAAGATAGTGCGAAGCTTCTCTTGAGGAGGGTAAAGGCTAAGCTAAGAATGCAATATGTATATAGAGACGAAGAAATATGAATGAGTGTTTCCTCATTCTCCTAGTCGCCATCGCAGTTCTAGGCATAGTGCTTCCTTACTTTGAACGATGAAACGCTTAAATAAAATCCTAGATAAACTTTGCGGGTGGCTTTGCACTCCCCTTTTCCTTCTTATCGTAATCAGCAATAGTTTTGGACTAACTCAACTTGATTGGATGGACGGCCTTTACATTCTTTTCTATACCTTCTTTTACTTTCCATCATTAAAAAAATGAAACGCTCTCCTCTCAAACGCAAAACCCCACTCAAGCGGGGGGGCAAACTACGCCGAGTATCTGCCAAGAGAAAAGGCCAGAACGAAGTCTATCGTGATGTGCGAGAGAAGTTCCTCGGAAACAATCCAGTCTGCCAAGTGTGCGGGGGCAAGATGGCGAGCCAAGTCCACCATAGGCGAGGGAGGTTTGGGGATAGGTTGAATGAGGTCGAGTTTTTCTTGGCGGTGTGTTTCGAGTGCCATCATAGAATCCATATGAACCCCGCCTGGGCGTATGCTAAAGATTATTTGGTGAAGAGATGAACCAACTCGAGGAGGCCAAGGGCTTTGCTCGCCTCTTGTTCGAGCCGAGGGAACACCTTTCAATCCCAGAATGGGCAGAGAAAAACCTAACCCTTTCCGCAAGAGTAACGAACATACCCGGAGCTTACTCGACCAACCTCACGCCCTATGTTCGTGAGCCACTAGAGGCTTTTGGCGATGATTCAATTCGCAGGGTGGTGTTGGTATGGGGGGCACAAACAAGCAAGACCACAACGATTCTAGCTGGCCTAGCGTATCGAATAGCAGAACGACCTTGCCCCGCCTTGTGGGTTATGCCGAGCGAACATCTTGCAAGATCATTTACCGAAACCCGCTGGCTTCCTATGGTGGACGATTGCCCAGCCCTAGCAAAAGAGAAACCAGACAACACGGACAAGATCAAAATCCTAGAGCAACACTTCAAACGATGCTCGGTCTGGTGGGCTGGCACTAGTCCCTCTGCTCTTTCCAGTCGCTCGATTGCCTTATTGTGTATGGACGAAGTGGACAAGTTCCCAGAGCAAGCAGGGGCGGGGCGAGAGGCGAACCCAGTTCAACTCGCAGAGGCTAGAGTTAGCACCTACCCCAATCATTTAATCATAGCAACCAGCACACCAACAACTGCCGACTCTATTATTTGGAGCGAATGGCAAAAAGGGGATATGCGTTTCTATTATGTGCCTTGCCCTCATTGCGGCGTGAAACAAAAGCTGATCTGGGGGCAAGTGAAGTGGGACGAGGCCGCCAAGATCGAAGATGGGGTTTATGATTTTAAGCTCGTGAAATCTAGCACCTATTACGAGTGCGAGGAGTGCAAGGGAAAGATTACAGACGGACAGAAAACCAAGATGCTTCGTGAAGGGGAGTGGAGGGCAACCAATCTAAAAGGAGAGCCGAACCGCCGAAGCTATCACCTCAACGGCCTCTATGCCCCTTGGGTTAGCTTTGGGGCATTGGCAGTAAAGTTTCTGCAAGACAAACACAACGGAATCATCGGCCTACAAGACTTCGTGAACCGAGTTCTAGCCGAGCCTTGGATGGAACACGAATCAGAGAAGATGGAGATCGTAGCGGGTGACTACAAGATGGGTGAGGTCAGAGTGAACGAGAAGCTGATTATGGCTTGCGACATTCAGGAGGCTGGGGGCTTCCACGCTTGGTGCGTTGTGAGGGCTTGGGATTTGGAGGGACGCTCAAGGCTCGTGTGGGCAGGGCGGTTGGAAACTTGGGGAGACATCCAAGCCAAGGCAGAGGAGTTCGGGGTGGAATCAAAATGCGTTTTCTGCGATTCGGGCGATCAAACCCGAGATGTATATTTTAACTGCTGTAAGAACGGCTGGATGGCCTTGGTCGGGTCAGACCGCACTAGCTTCTCCGAGATTGTGGGCGAGCAAAAACTCCAACGCCCCTATGCTCGAATCTCTAATGGCGACCCATTCAGCGGGAAGGCGGTTCAATCGAAGGCAGGGTGGAAGTGGAAGTTCTGCCCAGTATGGCGGTGGAGCAATCCAGTATTCAAAGACATCCTCTCCAACCTTTTGAAAGAACCCGGCTACATAGCCCAAGACACCCCCGATGTTTGGCGGGTGCATATCGAAGCCGAGGCAAAGGTGAGGGTGAAGAACCCAATGACAGGCAGGGAAAGGCTGGTGTGGAAGCAAGTCGGGAAGCATAATCATTTGATGGATTGCGAATGTATGAACATCGTGGGTGCGGCTTTATATGGTCGCTTAAAAGTCTCCCCCGCAAGTTTGACAGAGGAGGAGGTGAATGGCGAAGGGTGAT